GCGGCTGCTCGGTGCCGAAAGGCACGAAGTGCCAGCACGAACAAGCACGCGCCACCGAGCGTCAGCGCACCAACGACGCCCAGCGTGGTAGCGCGGCCAGCCGTGGCTACGATGCTGACTGGTCGAAGGTTCGCTTCCGGCACCTGCACCATCACCCGACCTGCGTCGTGTGCGGCGCGAAGGGAAGTCACGTCGACCATATCCAGAGCGTCCGCGATGCACCGCACCGCCGGCTCGACCCGTCCAATCTGAGGACGATGTGCAGTCCATGTCATTCGAGACGCACCGCGCGCGACCAGTCGGCCGCTTGGGGTCGCCGTCGAGGCTGACCGGGGGCGGGTCGGCAAGATTCGCCGATTCCGCCACGACCACCACGCCCGCCATCTTCGCAATTCATCGTAAACCAGAATTTCATCGTACCGATTGGTGCGTCAACCATAGGTGAACAATGCCCGTCATCAGCGTAGACGACATGAAATCCGAGCTCGGCCTCGTCGGCGATGACGACGACGACCTGATCCTCCGCAAGATCGAAGCTGCGCAATCGTATCTGGAAATACAGTTGGGTTATCGGCTCGACGAGGAATTCACCGACGGCGTCCCCGCCGATCTGGTTGCAGCCGTAGCCATGCTGGCCGCCCATGCTTACGAAAACCGCGAGGCGTCCATCGTTGGTGTCACCATTTCCGCGGTGCCGTTCGGCGTGGAAGATACGATCCGCAACCGCCGGCGCTACTCATTCGGTGCCGTCTGATGGCGCGCAACCGAGATTTGGACGCCATCCTTCGCGCGTTCGACGCGATCCCCAAGGCTGCGCGAAAGCCCATCAAAGCGGCTCTCGACAAGGGCGGCAAAGAGATGGTCGATCGCATGAAGTACCTTGCCCCTGAGAAGACCGGCCGCCTGAAAAGCACGATTGCCGTAGAGCCGGTGAGCGATGTCGCAATCCGCGTTGTTGCGGGTGGTGAGGCCACTACCGTGCCAGTACGCGAAGGGCAGTCGGCGACGTTTGACTATGCGCTCGGCCAAGAGGCGGGAACGATTGATATGCCGGCAAACCCGTTCTTCCGACCCGCGATCAACACCACGAAAACCCGCGTCCGCCGCCGTGTCGATCGAGCGGTCGGCAAAGCCGTCAAGGATGCTTGGGAAGGTAGTAAATGAGCTTCCAGATCACGAGCATGCGCGCGGACCACACCCCCGGCGTAAAGAGTGACGCCGTCGCGAGGTTCGACTTCACTTCGGGACCATTCACCGTTCGCCGCTCCGCCATCCGCAAACGTCACGACACCGGCCGGCTATTCATCGATACGCCGGGCCGAACCGTAACGGGTGGCATCAGCATAAACCGAAGCAGCGAGTTCTGGCACGAACTGGAACAAGCCGCATTGGAGGAATTTCAATGGCTGAAGCAAGCCTAGCGGCTCAGCGCCACGCCGTAGCGGTCCTGCGCTCGTATACGCCGCTGACAGACTTAGTGCCTGCCGGCGCGATCTTCGACCGGAACGACCGTCCATCGGTTTTTCCCTGCATCATCGTCGGTGACGCGCAGTCGGTCGGTGACGACACAGACTGCCACGACCTGACGACGGTCTATCTCACGCTGCACGCGTGGACAAAAGAGAACGGCCTTGCCGAGGTGAAAGCCATTGCAGGCGCGATCCGCCGCGCTCTCCGCGATGCCGAGGGCGTCGTTGACGGCTTCGAACTGTCATTCAAGTTCGGCGACAGCCTGTTCCTACGCGATCCCAGCGGCGAGCATTCCCATGCGGTCGTCACCTTCGAAATTCTGGCAGAAGATACCGTCGGTATATGAGAGCCGGGAAGCTAGACAACACCATCCAGATCGTGCGCCGAGAGTGGGTGGACGATGGCCGTGGCAATGTCACGGAACAGGAAGTCGCCGTCGCGACGTTGCGCGCGCAGATCATCCAGGCATCGACCGAAGAATTCATACGCGCATGGGGTGCGTCTGACGAGACTGTCATCATATTCAGGACGCGCTGGCTCGAGGGCGTCACGCCGTCTGACAAGGTTCGGTTCGACGGTTCCGATCTCAATTTGAAAGAGGTCAAGCCTTTGGGGCGCCGTCGTGGCCTCGAACTGCGGTGCATCGGTCGATGAGCCGCGGTCGGAAAGCTGAAGTGCGGGCGGTGGATGGGGCGTTGTCGAAGGCGCCATCCGCGCCGTCGTGGCTGCCCCAGCACGGCAAGGCCGAATGGCGGCGCGTAGTTCCTCAGCTCGTCGCCGACCGGAAGATCGCCGCCCACGAGCTTGGCACAGTCGAGGCGTATTGCTTGGCGGTTGCCCGCACGCGGGAGGCCGAGATTGCGTTGCAGACGCACGGCCTGACCTTTGATTCCGACAGTGGCCCGAAGCGCCGGCCGGAAACAACCATCCTCAAGGAAAACATCGAAGCCGCACGTCGGCTCGCTGCCGAGCTCGGCCTGACGCCGGCCTCGCGCACAAAGAACAAGGGAGGCGCACCTGGCAATGACGACAACGACGCCTTCGGCGACCTCTAGCTATCCGGCATGGCTCTTCGATGACTCCCCGATCCCCGATCCGCACGGAAAAGGCGAGCGAGCCGTTCAGTTTCTGCGCGCTTGCCGCCATCCAAAATCGACGCTTCCGAGGCAAGCCTTCCAGCTTGATCGCTGGCAGGAACGCCTCATCCGCAAGATTTACGGCGACACCCTGCCGGACGGGTCGCGCCGGGTCAAGACGGTGTTTGCGTTGATTCCCAGAGGCAACAGAAAGACGACTCTCGGTGCGGCTTTGGCGTTGCTTCACCTCGGTCCCGAACGCATTCCGCGCAGCCAAGTCATGTCCGCCGCAGTGGACCGCGATCAGGCACGCATCGCCCTCGAGGAGATGGTCGGAGTAATCCGCGCGCATCCCCGCACCGAGGAGGCTTTCGGCATTCAGGATACAAAAAGCCGGATCAATCATCACAAGTCCGGAGCGTTCTATCGCGCGATGTCGGCTGATGCCGCTACGGCGCACGGGCGCACGCCGGTCTTCGCGCTGGTGGACGAACTGCATGCGTGGAGGAAGCGCGACCTCTGGGATGCCATCAAGACCGGTCTCGTGAAAACGCCTGGCTCGTTGCTGGTCGTCACGACGACGGCAGGCATCGGTCACGAGAACCTTGCGTACGACATGTACGGTTATGCCCAGAAGGTAGCAACGGGCGCGATCGTCGATGAGGCTTTCTTGCCGGTCCTGTTCGAGGCTGGCGCAGACGAGGATTGGAAAGACGAAGTCCTATGGCACCGAGTCAATCCCGGCCTTTCGTGCAACCCGCCCTATCCAGACATTAACGGCATGCGCCAGATGGTGCGCGAGGCCGAGCATCGCCCTGCCGACCGTGAGATGTTCCGGCAGCTGCACCTGAATGTTTGGCTCGACGGCGCGGCGAATCCCGAATGGTCGCTGGACGTATGGGACGAAAACGCTGGCGAGTTGGACCTATCCGCGTTGGAAGGGCGGCCCGCCTGGGTAGGTATCGACCTTAGGTCCCGCGTCGACCTGACAGCCGTGGCGACTGCCATCCAGTTAGACGAAAACCGATATGCGTTGCATGTCCAGTCGTTCACGCCGGAAAGCGGCATCCGCAAGAAACAAGATGTCGACGGGGCACCTTACGCGCTTTGGCGTGACCAGGGCTACCTGACGGCCTGCCCCGGCGACACAGTCGACTTCGCGATGGTAGAGGCGCACATCCGGAGCATATGCGAGCGTTTCGCGGTGCGCGAGGTCGTGTTCGATCGGTGGCGAGCGCAGGATATGATGGCCTCGCTGGAGGCAGACGGCTATCCGGTTGCAGAGTTCCCGCAAACTGTTGCCACGTTTGCCCGGCCCGTCATCGACTTCGAAACGGCCATGTTCGAGCGGCGCCTTGTCCACGGCGGCAACCCGCTGCTGCGATGGGCAATATCGAATGTCGTGATGTATCGGGACAGTTCGGACAACCGCAAGCCGGTGAAGAAGCAATCCGCCGACCGCATTGACCCAGCCGTTGCTAGCATCATCGCCATTGGGCGCGCTGCGCAGGGCGCAACCGGCCGCTCGTCCTACGACGATGCGCCCGACGATTTTCTCGCATTCGTATAGGAGGCCACGTGGCCAATCCAGAATCCAAACGCCTTGCCATCGATGTGGTGGCAAGGGTCGACCGCCTTGAGCGGGAGATGAACAAGGCGAAGCGCTCAACGAATAACAACTTCGGTCAGATGGAGCGACGCGGCCAGCAGTTCCAGTCACGCATGGCCGGCATCGGCAGGGCAGCTTTCGCAGGCTTCACTGCCGGCGCGGTCGCCGCGATGGCACCCATGGCGTTGTTCCGCCGCTCTTTGACGGAGCTACAGAGCGCCGCGCGCCTCAACGACGTGTCGAAAATGATCGGCGTCGGCGTCGAGGATTTACAGCGGCTCCGCTACGGATTTGAGCAAACCGGCGTCGCGGCCGACGCGACCGATACCGCGATGCGTCGTTTCGCTCGCCGTATTGGTGAGGCCGCGAACGGCGGCGGCCAGCTATACGAGGTGCTGAAGGCCAACGGCGTTGCCCTGCGCGATAGCAATGGCAACATGCGCAGCCAGATGGACCTGCTGCGGGACTATGCCAACCTGATCCGCAATGCGGGCAGCCATCAGGAGCGCCTCAGCCTGGCCTTCAAGGCGTTCGACACGGCCGGTTCGGAGATGGTGCAGGCGCTTTCCAACGGCGCTGACGGGCTCGACACGTTGATGGACAAGGCCGACGAGGCCGGTGGCATCATCAGTAAGGAACTGGTCGACCGCGCCGCGGAACTGGATACCCGGTTCAACGATGTTTGGAGAAACTTCGAAATTCAGTCGAAGGTCGGCATTCTTGCCGCCGTGACGGCGCTGGACGATTTCATCAATCGCATCCGCGTTGCTCAGTCCGCACTGGGGAATCTCGGCAACGCGGACGTGTTCCGCCGCATGGCTGGGTGGCTCGACGACATGGGGTTGATGTCGCTCGAGCTCAACCGGGGGATGATCGACGAGGCGCAGGACCGCGCCGAGATGTCGGCGCTTCAAAACCGTGTTTCCTACCTTACGGAGCACGTCAAATCGCTCCGCGCGATCGGCGAAGACACTGCCGCAGCCGAATCCCAGCTTGCCGAAGCCAAGGCCCGCCTCGATCAGCGTGTGCGCGAGATCACGTCCGGCGGTTCGGCCACGGAATTGCCAGCCATCACCGTGTCGGACAGCGGCCCCACGACGATCATCCCCGGCGGCAGTGGCGGCGGCAGTAAGGGAAGCCGTGACGCGGCTGCACGGGCTGCCCTGCGGGAAGCAGAGGCCGTCCTGAATGTCATCGAGGCATTGCAGGCCGAGCGCCAGCAAATCGGTATGTCCGACGTCGAGCGGGCAAAGGCGAACGCGCTGCGCGTAGCTGGTGCGGCCGCTACGACGGAGCAGGCCCGCGAGATCATGGAACTCATTGAGGCCATCTATGCCGAGCGCGAGGCGCTGGAAGAGACCAACCGCGCAATGGCCGAAATGCGTGACCTGGGCCGCAATGTCATGGGCAACTTCATCAGCGACATGGTCGAAGGCCGTAAGGCCACGGACGCCCTTGCCGATGCCCTGCGCAATGTCGGCAACCGGCTGCTCAATAGCGGGCTGGATGCGTTGTTCGATGGGCTATTCAAGGGCTTCAGCGACGGCGGGTTTGTCGGGCGTGGCTTCGCCGAAGGCGGCTACACGGGCGCAGGCGGCAAGCATCAGGCCAAGGGCGTGGTGCATGGCGGCGAGTACGTCTTTTCAAAAGAAGCCACCCAGCGGGCCGGCGTGGGCAATCTGGAGGCCATGCACCGCAGCCTGAAGGGTTATGCGTCAGGTGGGCTTGTCGGGGCGATGCCGAGCTTGCCGAGCATGCCGAAGGTGGCTGGTGCAGCGCAGAGCGGCCCGCCTGTCGTTGTGAACTTCAACCCGCAGATCGACGCGCGCGGTGCTGATCAGGCTGGCCTTGCCCGCGTAGAGGCGCAGTTGCAGCGCATGAAAGGCGAGATGCCGGCAGTCGCGATCGATGCTGTAAGAAAGGCGCAGGCGGGGAGGATGCTTTAGGATTGTCGGCCGGCGCTTGGTGTGGGTGGGGGGGGTAGAGCGCCGGCCGGTGCTGCGCTCAGGAACGCCGCGGATGGGAGTGTAGCGCGCGCCGGGTGGCTGGGGAAGGTGGC